ACGAGCAAACATACCAGCGCACTGACCGCCATACATTGGCGTGGCCACAAACAACTTACGCTCTCTTAGTTTTTCAATTGGGATCTTAATTTCCATAATATACCTTTCTTATGCTGTAATAGTATTATGATATTTACAAGTTGGACAATGAACTGCTTTACGAGGAGGATAAGTTGTTAAGATCATACCAGGATCAGAAACAACTAACTCATCACCACAAGCTGGGCACTGAATACCAGTGCCATGTTCAAATCTTAGCTTTCTTTTCTCTTCTTCATATTCCTCTAAAGTCTTCATTTCTTGTCCTTATAATGATCGGCGTACAACATCATTATAACGTAATGAAGGACTTTAAGCAAGTCATCTTTATTGCTGCCATGCTTTTTGCCATAGCGCCAAAGATATTTGATAGCAGTGTTTCGGAAGGTAGGCATAGAATCACCAAGAGCAAGCCACACATCGAAACATTCTATATTCTCTTCTTCAGTCATATAATGCTGCCCATATGTCTTATCTATATAGGCGTGGAAGTCACGAATGATTTCGTCTTCCTTATACTTGTATTTAGGCGGCCAAGTTGAAGCAGTTGCGCCAGAAATATCACCCGACGCAGAAAGCGGCTGACCATAATAGTCACCATTCTCAAATCTATATGTCTTAGTCATTTCACCTCCGCAAAATTCACAATGTGTTTTAGAATAGCCTTTTGTTCTTCCTTGTTATTATTTTTCATTTTAACTGTATTAAACATAAGAGTCATGTTAGAAAGAATATTAGCAATCTTAGTTTCACGACCCTGCAACCAAGTTTCGTTCTGATTACTACCACGCTCTTTATAACGCTCTTGTCGTACAGCCTTATCAGTTTCTAGATAAACGATCTCAGTTTCATAGTTCTCAACACAATGTTCAAGGAACGATGATGTGAAAAGACGGTCGCCCTCGAAAAGAACAACCGCATCTTTATCTAAACTTGCTAGAAATTTAATTGCTTCTGGCTGAACAGCCATTGACATACGGTCAGTGCCAGAAAAGGTTTCACCCTCTTCATACTTACCGAGAATATAAGCAAGACCTGCCTGATGATAGGGAACTAACTTTACTTGATCAAACTTGGGAATGAAACCATACTTATTGAGAATTTCTTTCATCAACGTAGACTTACCAGCACCTGGTTCGCCACCTATTGCAATCACACGCATATAAAATCTCCCATATTATAAATAGAATGTCAGTCACGGACGGCCATCCCACTGACTCTAAGTCTATCACATAAACCTTTCAATACCAACAGCTTCAGGTTCAACAAACAAACCTGTGCAGTCTAGAATACCATTCTCACTATATAAAGCCATTTTACTATTGTTTATTTGATTAGTCAATAGTTTATTATTTAGGGTCTCAACACGAGCATCCCACATAGGTTGCCAATCAATTCCATCCCAACCATCCTTTTCACATTGAGCAATTTCTTCAGCCTGACGATCAAGATAATAACTCAGGTAACGACCGTGCTTTACTCTGAATAACTTTTTAAAAGAACAAAGAGACGTTTCCATATCAAAGTAATCAGTGTCAGGAAATTCTCGTTGGACTTCTTCTAATATTTCTTTCGCAGAACCATCTAGATAATTTAGTTCTTTTGAAGATAGTTTTACGTCATACCATTCAGGTTTATCGACAGCCATACAAAGGCCATTACGATGAGAACGAGAACCAGAATAATCTTCTAGCATTAAACTTCCAGGTTCTATTGGAAGTCCGCAACACTGCTTTAATGTTTGTAGATAAAACCAAGTTGAATATCTACCAAATTTATGGAACTTAGTTTTGATTTCATTCCAAACATTATTGAAGTTTTCGTCAGGGTGTTGATCGAGGAACGGACGAAATGCTTCTGTCTGAGAACGATCGCCAACCCAGTTCTTGTAAGATTCAAACTGTGCAGGTAGATGACCCTTATTCCATTTTGTATCGATTTGATAACGTAGTCTTTTATAATTAGTATTATTCCAATCTTTGAGACGATCTAAACCAACAAGTTCCATATCAGGAAACTCGTTCCAGATAACCCAAGTAGTTGGAAAATAATACGTTGTGCCGTAGATCCAAGCAATCCAAAGTTTTTGTTCTTTGTTATGCTCGAACCTACGGAACAAGTAATTGGTCATGAAGATAGCGGGGTCGCAATCCTTAATGGAAAGTGACCACCGATACCAGTTTATGAAGTCTTTTAATGTTTTTTCCAAAAGTTTTTATACTCGTCCATAATCTTAGAACGAGCAGATTTTTGAATCCGCATACGCTCTGCATAACTAACATTAGCATCATCAAAGGTTTCACCAATAACATCAAGAAGAATATCTTCTTGCATGGTTTCGCCCTTCAAATACTTATCGAAACAATATGCGATCCAACCACAATACATTTCTCTGTCTCGAATGTTTTTTGTAGTTTTTGTTGCCTCTTCTGAGATAATTCTTCTAGAGGTAACTTGCATATCTTTAATATGAGGATTAAATTTAAGAGTTGAACCCATAGAATCCGGAGTCTGTAATTCATCCATCATAATAAAAAGATTATTTAAAGAATCATCAAACCTCGGGCGAGTCCATGGTCTATAACCATTATTCGCATAGATTATAATAGTATATATACCATCTTTTACTTTTTCTGATTTATTAACCATCATATATCGAACTAACATACCAATCAATGGAGCAGTTAGTTCTTTGCGAATATTTTGTTGGCCAATCATTCGTCCAAACTCTACCAATTCTGGCATGAAATAATCTAATACTTCAGCTGTTTTAGCAGCACGCTCTCCATCGCTTTTTACATTCTCGATAGAGATAGTTTCTGTTTCGTTTGCAGGAATATAACCATCTAGAACAGTAACTGCAATATCATAAACAGCTTCGCCCTTTTTCCACTTAACTGGTAATTCAGCTTCATGATACCCAAACGCTCTCATATATCCGCTTAATTTTTCATTGAAAGTTTCTGCAGTTATATTAGAATCAATAGAGTGATAAATTTGTTCTGCTTCTTCTTCGTTTTCTACTTCAAAAAAAGTAACAAACCATTCGCTTGGAACTTGATATCCAGGAAAATGTAAATTATTTTTGAAAATATAAGAACGTGTATTACCATCCAATCTTTCAATTTTACCATCTGGATATACAGCACAAGCCATAAGTCTATGTGTTTCTAAAAATTTAGTTCCGAGTGCACGTTTTGTTTTTTCCCAGCGTAATGTCTCATTTCGTTGACACCAAACAGGCTGAAAACTAAAAGCTATTTCGGAAGATAATATCATACTAGTAAGTTTACTGTTTGTATTTTTAAATCTTTCTTTAAGTTGTTTCCAAAGAGTTTTAATAGAAACATTATATTCTGTTTCTTCTCCAATAAGACTATCGATAATAGAATTATCATACCATTCTTTTAGAATTCTTTTACCTTCTTCTGTAAGAGTATTACCTTTTTCTAAGTTTTCTTGTTTCTCAATCCAAGAAAGATTTTCTGGGCGAGCTAAAACATCAGGTAAAATTTTATGTTTAAATCCAAAATCTATTGGAACAATATGATCTAATTGTGGTTGTTCTAAATGAGAAGGCGCTTTAAAACTTTTCTTAAAAAGATCTGTAAGATATCTTACTTTTTCTTCATACTGTTTTTTATTCTTAAAACTAGTATTTGCATTTGTCATGTTCAATCTCCTTGTTTATGACATATAAAAACCACAAATTTGCGTGTCTCCGAATGGGTCATCAAATTCATAGTTTCAATACTATACTATATTTCTTCAAAATTTTCAAGCCCTTTATATTCTTTAAAGAGTTCTACACAACCCCCTTTACCTTTAAATGTAGCAGCTTTGTAAATAACTGAATCAACAGAATAATCTATATCTTCATATCGGTGAGCGTTCAATTTAAACATAGCTAATAAACAACCACTTTTCTGTTTACCAACAAATTGTATTCCAAGTTTTTTATAGAAGGGTATTGCTGGTATTTCAGAAGAAACTCTCATATAATCAGCGCCTTTTCTGAGATAAACATCTATCAAACTATACTGACATAATAATTTCGCGACACCTTTTTTACGATGTTTATGGAAAGTATGAAGCAATTGAAGGTTAGCCGTATAAGGTTTACGTTTCGAAATAGTTGTGAGAATGGCTCCGGCAAGGTCATCGCCTTCCCAGAGCCCAACAACTTCATCCCATTTGTCTAGCATATCACATTTAGCGACAAATGTTTTAGCAAAATTATCTTCTTTGTTTTTGGAAATAAATTTTACAAATTGTTCTTTCGAAACTGCATCAAACCTCGATGAATTCTCTTGCCTTTTTTCCTCGCTCTTTTCCATACTTTGTTTTCTCCCACGAGGTATAAATTTCATGATCGTATTTTAATTCTGGAAATTTATAATCACCCTCTAATAAAATCTGTTGAACATCTGGACCATCATTAAGAGCAGCATCCATAAACTTTTCTACGAATTTAAATGAATCTTCAAGCTCTCTACGGTCAAGAGAATTACGAAAACATCTGAACTCAATAGTTCCTGTGTGTTTCATACAATACGTATTGATAGCGTAACGAAAAGGACGACCCATTGATTTACCGTCTTTACCAGCTGCATGTAATTTAATAAAGTGTTCAAAGTCGGTTGTAAGATTGATAATGTTAGCAGACATATAGTCAGGCATCAACCTACCACAATCCAGCTTCAAATAACTCTTAGCTGTCTTTGTAGAAGACATATCCGGATGCAATCTAAACGCATGAACACGATCAACTACTACATGCTGATTGTCTCTGATGTAAGCAATCAAACGCTTTAGTGCATCAACATCTTCTTTTAGACCGGGAACAAATACGTGAATATGATTATGAGAAATACAATTGCTAGTAGGGTTGTTACCATTCGACCTATAAAAATCAAGAATCTCAAAAATTCTATCAACTTGTTCCTTCCAAGTTTTTGTTGGTCTTACGTTAATCTCACCACCAAACGGCGGTTCAATACCAAGTGGATCACAAGCAA